AAGGTTTGGGATGATAACCATCGCTTCAAAGTAATTAATATTGGAAGACGAGCCGGGAAGACCCTAGTCTCTGTTGTCAGAATGATACACGAGGCAGGACAGAAGAAACAAATCATCTGGTATGTCGCACCAACCTATAAACAGGCAAAGCTCATCGCCTGGGCACTTCTAAAAGAGAATATGCCTTCAATTATGAGACCAGTCTACAACGAGACAGAACTTAAAGTAACTCTAGTAAATGGCAGTGAGATATGGCTCAAGGGTGCTGACAACCCTGATAGCTTACGTGGTACGAAGATTGACTTTGCTATCTTTGATGAGGTGGCTTTCTTTATGTCGTGGAGTAAAGTCTGGGAGGCCTTGAGACCTATTCTAGTCGACTCTAAGGCAAAGTGTTGGTTCATCAGTACCCCAAGAGGGTTTAATCACTTCTACGATATGTTTTACCAAGAGGGCTATGACGATGACTACAAAAGCTTCCACTACACTTCTTTTGACAACCCCTACATTGATAGAGATGAAATAGAGAAAGCTAAGAGTGAAATGACCGATAGATCATTTGCTCAAGAGTTTCTCGCAGAATTTAACAAACCAGCTGGCACAGTCTATGAGGAATGGCCACTGGAGAACTACAAGGAGGTTCCCTATGACATCAATCTACCAATACATATTAGCATGGACTTTGGGATTAACGACCCGACTTCTATCATTTGGTTTCAGAATACAGGGTCAGAGTACCGAGTCATCGATTATTATGAAGCTTCTAACGCAAATCTTGATCACTTCATATCGGTTATACGAGCAAAGCCTTACAAAGAACCAGACCTCATTACCGGGGATTACGCAGGTAACGCCAGGACTCTTACTACGGGTACATCGCCAATCGAGATACTTGCATCGAAAGGACTTCACGTGCGAACTAAGTCTGGTATCAAAATAGTAGACCAAATCCGAATGACTCACCAGATAATCCCCTCACTCTACGTGGACACTAAATGTACTCGGTTCAGGGATTGCCTGTTGAACTACCGCTACCCCGACCTAGACACCGAGAAGCGAAGCAAACTAAACAAAGAGAACGAAATCCCGATCCACGATGAATACTCACACGCTATGAGAGCACTAGAATACTATGTAGTTAATGTAAAAGATGTTGGCTCAGGGCCAATATTTATACCTCCGATGATTGGATTCGGAGGAGAAAGAATAGAGGGGATATCATTATGAAAGTAATAATTACAGGAAGTAACGGCTTTGTAGCGGCTCATGTCATTGAGCACTTACTAAAGAACACCGACTGGGAGATAGTAGGCTTTGATAAGATGAGTGACGTTTCAAAGACTAATAACAAGCTAATGGATATGGATACCTGGGACAGGTACAAGGATAGAGTGAACATCTACCCAATCGACCTTAATCTTCCAGTACCCAACCTAATAGATAAAGAAATAGGAGAGATAGACTACATCCTACATCTAGCAGCCGAGAGTCACGTTGATAGAAGCATTGAAGAACCCAAGCCATTCATCCTAAATAACGTCACATCAACACTAAACATTCTTGAATATGCTAGGAAGCACAAAGAACTGAAGATGTTTGTAAACTTCTCAACCGATGAAGTGTACGGACCAGCACCAATAGGACACGACTTTAAGGAGTTTGAGTATCATAATCCATCTAACCCTTACTCAGCTTCTAAGTCAGCTCAAGAGGCTATAGGGATAGCCTACTCAAACACGTATAAGGTTCCGGTAATCACCACTCATACTATGAACATCTTTGGGGAACGCCAGCACCCAGAGAAGTTTATCCCAATGGTAATTAAGAGAGTGTTAGCTGGCGAGAAGGTGACGATTCATGCAAATAAAGATAGAACAAAAGCAGGCACGAGATATTATCTGCACGCACGCAACCTCGCAGACGCCTTACTTCATATTATTGGACTTGGATACAGCGGATATGATGAGTGGAATATTGCAGGACTGGAGGAAGTTGATAACCTTGCCTTGGCTAAGGCTATTGCTGAGTTTGTCGGAAAGCCTCTTAAATATGAGATGGTTGATTTCCATTCCTCAAGACCTGGACACGACTTACGTTATGCGCTCGATTCAAGCAAACTCATCGCAAGTGGCTTTAGTTATTCTAAAGACTTCCGTGAGAGCCTTAAAAAAACAGTAGAGTGGACACTCGACAGAAAGGACGACTGGCTATGAAAACGATAGAACAATTAGTAAACGAAACACTCGCTAAAAGGGTGTTAATCACCGGAGGTGCAGGATCACTTGGAAGAGCCTTTGTGAAGCTTCTACACGCCTCACACGAGCTTATAGTGATAGATTCTAACGAATGGGCACTAGCTGAGCTACAGAAGGAATTTCCTGACGTTGAATGCTATCTAATTGACTTTAAAGACTGGAAGTTTGACGAGATACCAGTAGACTATCTACTTCATCTAGCAGCCTACAAGCACATCAACCTAGGGGAGACAAACGTTGCCTCATTCATAGAGAACAACATCGTAAAGACTCGTAAGTTGTTTGAAGAAGCCTTTAAGTACAATGTTGATACTCTGTTTATGTCTACCGACAAGGCAGTAGAACCTGTCTCAACCTACGGATACACGAAAGCAATTGGTGAGTCTATGGCCCGTGACTATGACTTTGCTATTGCAAGATGTGGGAACATCCTCTCATCTTCAGGTTCTGTCATTCCGACTTGGGAGAACGCTATTAAAAACAAGCAACCAATCCCGATAACAGACGAACGAATGGTCAGATACTTCATTGAGGACTACGTTGCCGCTACCCAGATATGGGATATGTTCAAGAGTGGAGAGAAGCTGATCATCCCTAAGTGTGATGAGATACGTCTACTTGACCTACTAGCAATGGTCTTAAAGCGACACGGATATGAGAAGGCTTCAGACTACGAGCCAGGGATTCAAGTTACCGGTGTACGAGGGAGAGAGAAACTAAAAGAAAAGTTGGATTGGGATGTATGAAGTAGTAGAACAATTTGAGAAAGCAATCGCTGAGTATGCAGGTTCAAAATATGCTTGTGTAGTTAATTCATGTACCAACGCCCTACTACTTGCCTGTGCCTATCACCAGGTAAAGGAAGTTTATATTCCTAAACACACATACATCTCTGTGCCCCTGTCAATCCACCACGCAGGGGGGAAGGTTATGTTTCATGACCTTGACGTGGATTGGCAGAGTAGGGGGATGTATCAACTGTGGCCTTATCCGATATGGGATTCGGCTAGACTGTGTACTTCAGGTATGCACAAGGAAGGACAGTTTGAGTGTATCTCACTACATTGGGGTAAGACCTTTAACCTAGGACAGGGTGGGGTAATATTGCATGACGATCCTAAGGCTCAAGAATACTTTATGAGAGCTAGATTCGATGGACGGACACCAGGAGTCGCCCCGAAGGACGATAAGCCTATTATCGGTTGGCACTGTTACATGAGTCCGAGAGATGCGGCTGATGCTTTGACTAGACTACATTTCCTACCGAAGCACAACGCACCTTTGGAGTATGAGCCAAACTATCCTGATTTAAGTGAGAAGTTTAAGGGGGTTTTATGATATTACACGGTGATTGCTTAGATAAATTAAAAGAGTTAGAAGACAACTCGGTAGGCTCTTGCGTTACTGACCCACCTTATGAGCTTGGATTTATGGGTAAGCACTGGGATAACTCTGGTATCGCTAACAACCCTGAACTTTGGAAAGAAGTCCTACGAGTCTTAAAGCCAGGTGGGCACCTCTTATCGTTCTCAGGTACTCGGACTTATCACCGACAAGCAGTAGCCATAGAAGACGCAGGGTTTGAGATACGAGATATGGTGGAGTGGGTGTATGGTAGTGGATTTCCTAAGTCTTTGAATATCGGTAAGGCAGTGGATAAGATAGAGGGGAATGAGAGAGAAGAGTCTGATGTAACTTGGCCCGATGGTAGCAAGCCACGAAAGACTGCTGGACACTTTACAGTAGGAGAGAATATACCTAGAGATACTAAATACACCAAAGGCACATCACCCTGGGAAGGCTGGGGTACTGCCCTCAAACCCGCTCACGAACCTATCTGCCTAGCCCGTAAACCACTAGGAGAAAAGACAGTAGCCCAGAATGTCCTTAAGTACGGTACAGGTGGGCTGAATATAGATAAGAGTCGGGTGGGGACAGGAACAGGAGAAACAAAGACAGTAAACTACCCGAATATAAAGGGAGATAACTATTCTCAAGGTAAACACGAATACAATGAGACAGTTGAATATGAAGTAAGGGATACTGGTCGCTTCCCTGCCAACCTAATCCACGATGGTTCAGATGAAGTAGTAAGGGAGTTCCCGAATGAGAGTGAGCGTTTCTTCAAATCCTTCCTCTACTGCCCTAAAGCCTCAAAGAGTGAACGAGATAGAGGGTGTGAGGGGATGGAAGAGAAGGAACAAGATAGAAATACTTTTAAGGCAAATGAATGGAATATAGACCCAAGACATCCTGATGGTGGCTACGAAGTAAAGCATAATACAGTTATGAAGAACAACCACCCCACTGTCAAACCCCTTGCTCTAATGAAATACCTAATCCAAATGATAACCCCCGAAGGTGGTACAGTTTTAGACCCATTCGCAGGTTCAGGCTCAACCCTAGTCGCTGCTAAAGAGTTAGGTTATGACTTTATCGGGATAGAACGAGAAGCAGAATACATTAAGATAATTGAGGCACGGCTTAATGGAGTGAAGGAGAGGTTACTATGAACTATGACGAAGACCTATACTCTGAACTAGCCCTAACAGTCCTTGAACACGACATTGACTGGATAGCTTCACGTTACTTCATTCCCGGATACGAGTTAGACGACCTGAAACAGGAACTGAGACTAGAACTGTGGAAGAAGGCCAAGAAGTTCGACCACACCAAGAATGTCAGACTCAGAACCTGGGCCAATACCGTTATGCGAAACAAGCTAAGGAACCTTCTAAGAGACGCTACTACTCAGAAGCGAGGTGGAGACTGTGAAATGGTAGATTTCGACCGGGTAATCCGTATGGACCTTGGTAATCCTGACGATTTTCTAGAGTTTTTAGACAAAATTCACGAATTAGGGATGGATTTGGATGATTTTCTTTAGTTTTGGTGTATATACATAGTAGCTTTTAACAAAAGGACTGCTATGCTTTCAAAAGAAACCAAGAAAAACGTTCAGAACTACCAACAAGAGTACGCCAAGTGGAGACGTGAACTCGAAAATTACTATACTAAGTTCTCCGAGAACTATGAGAAGTATGTCG